TCATTCATAGGCAACACCAAAGCCAGTAATAGAAACCTCACCTTCATAACCCTCATTCTTTTCGATAGTGAAACGAATATCAAGCCCCCACTTATCCGCCGTTTTAGCTGTATTGGTGAAATGGTAAACTCGCTTAAGCGTCAGCATGGCGGTGATATCTTCCCAAGCGGGCGCTTCATCAAAAGCATTGTTGCAGGCTTCCACCCGAACAGCTGCGCCGTCAATCTTCCAGGTCGGGCTGACAAGAATCCTTGCTGCTGCCGTCTCCGTTTCCATCGGGGCGGCCATCCGGAAGCAAATAACGGTTTCTTTTTTGGAAAACGTCCAAATCCGCGTTGCTGCTGAAATTCCATCAGAGGCTGTTACGCGGAGCTGATGATTTCCATTGGTCAGCTTCAACCAATTTTCGCGAGAAATCGTAATTGCACCATCTTGTCCCAGAACTGCCTGATAACTGCGGATCACCTGATTATCTACATATTCTGTAACAGTAACTGTGTTGTTCTCAGCATCAGAGACCGTATATGCCTGGGAAAAACTGCCCGTTTTCACGCCAAGCGCAGCGTCTTCTCCCGAAATGACCGGTGCGGTGTTATTATTGACCGTGCGCGTTTCAGAAGTAACATACGCGCTGGAGGAATTGTAAGAATCATATGCTTTGACACGATAAGCAACCGTTTTCCAACCCTTTATGATGCTGTCAGTATACGTCTGCTCCGCGCCCTCGTAGAGTTTTGTCCACGTACCTCCGTCCGTCTGTCGTTCTAAGATATAGCAGATTGGATCACCGTCAATATCAGTGGATTGTCCCCATGTAATCGTCAGCGGTTCTCCGCCAGATGCAGAATCTGGTACATTTATATTTTCCGGGACAGTTGGCGCAGTATTGTTATGTACGTTTACCTGAGAACTGGTACGCCAACCCGATTGAAGCCCTGCATCATCATATGCTTTTACACGATACATGACGCTGGCAGTTCCAAAGGGAATAGAGTTCGTTGTGCTGGTTCCGCTGCCTTGATAAATCTGCTTCCAGGAGCTGCCGCCATCCGTACTGCGTTCAACGATATAACCTTCAAGATTTCCTTCGGAATCGGTACTTTTTGCCCATGAAATTGTGATCGAACTGCCGCCGTTTACACAGTCCGGAATGGTAATGCTGGTTGGAACAGAGGGAGCCGTGTTCGGGATAATGGAACCATCGTCAGAGACCAGCAGTGAGGATGGGAGGACAAAAGCTGGACGGATACCAAGATGCCAGGCGCAGCTTATATTACCGGCATAGCCGTCAACCTTGACACCCCATACGTCACGGTCTCCAGTAATATATGGAGTCCGTAAATACCACTCTTCAGCAGCGCCCTCAAACTTGGCAATCTTTTCACTGGTACCGTTGCTGCTTTTGAAGTAGGATAATTTTGCGCCATCGCTGACAAATCCATCTCCGGAAACAAACCCTACTGCGCAATTACTTTTTGTATAGCCAACTTCGCTGGCAGACAGAAGGAATACCCTTGCGCTTAACCCATTCGCTTTACTGTTTACTGTTTGACTTGTGCCACTGCCGGGCCGATAAGGTATTTTTACCTGTTTGATTTGTTCTGCAATCCGCCAATAGATGTCATCCAGAAATACTTGAAATCCAGATTTTTCTTGCAGGTTCCTATGAATGTCACTGTAAGCATAATCATTGACTGTTCCATTGTCCCAGCTGGCTTTTTTATAAATATCCTTCATCAATAACCAGGTTCCATCACAGCTTTCGTCATAAAGGCTTGAAGGCTTTCCCTGGTGCACTATGATAAACTCACGTTCTTCTTGTTTTACCTCAATTTTTACGATACTTCCAACTGCTTTGCTGCCTAATTTCACATTTGCCATGGTATACCTCTCTCAAAACATCAGACGTAGATTTTCCTTAAAACTGCATCATAAATTCCAGATGTAATTGCAACAGAATCCACTTTCGGAAAGTTGACTGTAAAGACATTTCCAACGATGTTATTACTTGTCGCTTCCTTTAGTGCAATGATTTCACGTTGGAGGTCTTCAATCAGGCTGGACTGCTGCATAAGCAGCTGACGGTTAACGAAAATCCCCTCGTCCATATGGTTCATATTCTTCTGGCTGACCGGCGTACCTTCCTGAATAACTTTGCCAGAAATAATATCAATAATATGGTCAATCCATCCGACTTTTTCATAAGGTTCCATCTTCTTCCGTGACCTCCATTTCTGAGATATTGTACTTGAAAGCGATATACAGACCCTTTCCCGGCGTCTTTGTGAAGACCCGATCCCCTGCACTGGCAACTACGTCCCCATCCGTATCAATCAGCTCAACCTGTGCTACATCTCCAAGAAATGTATCATCAAAATAGATGTAAATGCGGATTTCATCATTATCCGCCGACTTGCGGAATAGCGGGATTGTCTGCGGTTCACCGTTCAGCGTATAAGCTGCGTGGTCGATAGAATCCACGAACCGCCGCCCTATCTTCTGTACTCCGGTGCTGGTTAAAGTTCTTATCATTTGTCAGCCCTCTTTCCCTCTTCGATTTCGCAGGCTGCACTGTTCAAAACGATTTCAGATTCAAAGCCTGCATAAAGTATTTGGTTATTATAATGATAGCATTTTTCGGAAGCAGTAATTGTACCAGTCCTTGGAAACTGTACTGTACCTGATTCTGTCTGATGATGTATCGAAATCCCAGATTCCAGTAAATAACCGGTCGCTGCAAGGGACGGCCAGACACCGCACACCAGCTGACCGCAGCGCGGATAATCTGATAAACCACATTCCAGCCGCGAACGAAAAACCAAACGGTTCCCGCTTTCCATGCCATAGGCGGGAAGGCTGCTGCCTTCTTTGATTTTGCATATTTCATCATCAATGACTTTCAGATTATAAACGCTGCTCGGCTTCTCGCCCTTGAGCCAAACAATAAACTCCGCCCAGCGTTCCGGGTCGCGTTGGTACATCGGCTCCAGACGGCTTAGCTCGTAACCAAGTGCGGTAAGTGCATACAGGATTCCACGCCGTGTGCCGCCCCATTCTGAGATAATGCCCTTCATTGCGAGCCGGGTACGATAGTGCTCGATATCCTCGCCCAGCAATCGTGGCATATCGCGATCCTGTCCATGTACCGGAAGCATCACCTCAGACGCGCTGGCAACATTGGCCTCATCACGAACCCGGAAAAACATTTGTTTCAGGTCGTCAAACTCGCGTCCGACAACTCTAAAAAAGATGAAAAACTGATTCAAAGTCTGTCTGCCTTTTTTAAGCGGTGCGAACAGCAAATCAAACATATACTCACCGAAATGCTCAAACCGTTTCACACCATCACGACCTTTCCACCGTCACCGATATCACGCCCGAGATAATCACTTTATCCCTGCTTAATCGGACATCGGCATCAGGAACCGTAACCACGGCATTTGTGACCGTATCACAGCCGCTGCGAATTGCCAAATTGATATCGGAACAGGTTAGCTCATGCAGCCTGCGGCCTTTCCGGACAGCGAGCAGCCCGGTCAGGATTGTCCGCACGCGGTTCTCAATCTGCGAATTATCCGGCGCATTACTGACTGTAACCGTGACCGCGATATCCTGCGGAACTGTGACAGATGACTTCACAAGGATATTATCATAAGGCCCTGCAATCTGGGCAACTGCCTTGCGCACATCGTTTAACAGACCTTCTGTCGCTTCGCCAGCTGTGCCAGTAACAATCACATCGACCGTGCCCTGTCCGCGCGGATGCAGGCAGTCCGCCTGCGCAAACAGCACGCCCGGAACGCTTTCAGCGGTATTTATAAAAGTATCTTCTATTGCCCGTTGTGCCAGCTCTGACCACGAACGCAGGGTACGGGTTCGGGCGCTTTCATCATCCTCGGTATCGCTTCCCTCGCGAGTGATCCAGTCTTTCGTATTGCTGACCGAAACTTCGCCAAGATAGGTTAATGTGCGGGTGATCTGTTCCTGCGGGACATTATAGCGTGTCCCCTCAAGCTCCGCCTCGACCGGCACTTCCGCAGTCTGAGCGCCCTTTTGCAGCACCGCAGCCTCCAATGCAAAGAACCGCAGCTCTTCGCCGCTGATATCCTGCACCGT